TTTTTTTTCAGTTTCTGGCGTTGTTATATCGGACATCGAATTGTATATTATACAATATAGGAATATAAAAATAATAACCTAAATATGAGTAATGGAACTTCCTAAAAATATAATCGAAAAACTGGATTACTTCTATAATTCAAATCAAATACCTAATATTATATTTAATGGTTCTTCTGGAAGTGGAAAAACTACAATAGTACATTATTTTCTTAATAAGATATATGATTCTGATAAAACAAAAATCAAAAATAATGTGATGTCAGTAAATTGCTCCCATGGAAAAGGTATAAAATTTATACGCGAAGACCTTAAATTTTTCGCAAAAACCAACTTGCAATCCACTACAGGCGTGAAATTCAAAACTATTGTATTATATAACGCAGATAGTTTAACAAACGACGCACAATCCGCATTGAGACGATGTATAGAACTTTTCAGTTTCAACACACGTTTTTTTATTATTGTAGAGAACAAAGACAAATTATTAAATCCGATTATTTCCAGATTCTGTGAAATTTATATTCCAGAACAAATCGCAAATGGTAAAATTATAAACCTACATCAATATAATTTATCAAATAATATGGATTTAAGTGAGTATTCGAATGCACACATGAAGCGGTTATGTGAATATATAGACACACGCGAATTCACGGACAATCGGAGTTGCTCCAATACAAGTATTGCATTATATGATATGGGGTTCTCATGTATAGATATCATGAACTATATTAAACAATCCGAAAAATGGGACGATTATAATAAGGCTAATATTCAAATGTGTTACCAAAAGATAAAATACGAATTCCGATGCGAAAAAATGCTAATGATGTATATATTGAATTTCATATTCTTACGTGAAAATACGGACTTACATACAATTTCCTTTATGTAAAAAAAATAATGTTCGTTAATATTGATATATTAAAATATACATTGTTTCTATAAAATATGGACGATTTTGTGATCTCAAACTTACAAGAAGCCAGAAATGAATGGTGTAGCAGATTAGTAAGTATATTTACACCTTTAATTATAGAGGGTATTCGGTCAATATTTAACGAATCTTGTAAATTATGTTTAGATAACAACGAATCTGGGAAATACCTAATGACGTTTCAGAATCTGATTTCACGAGTTCCAAAATGGAATGCGAACATTATTGAAGAGGAACGCAAACGTATTATTGAACGTAGCGGTTGTAATTATTTAGATGATTTAATCACTTGCGTCCATATTATTCAATTGAAGGTTCTCACATGTATTCGTGTAGGTAATAGACAAAAGAAGATAGATATTAACACACCGAATTTAGATAACTTCATCCATAAAGTATATATCAACGTTGCTCGTAAGTGCTATACTAACGTCTATTTATTTGAGAATAATATTACATCGGAAAAAAACATATCTCCGCTCCTAATACAACGAAACAAACGAGATCTTGAATTGATCATCCAAGAATGTATATTGAATACTATTAGAGACAGTATTCCAACCGAGGCTATCATCCGTGCATACATGGACGAAGCCGTGGAACAAGAAGAGGAAGTCATCATAGAGAATATTGAACCTGAAGAACCAGTTAAAGAAACGGAAAATACAATAGACAAAAAAGATGAAGCTCTGGAAGATACCCCACAAATAGTACCGTCTATTTCCAATATTGATAACGAACCAGTCGTGACTAAGTTGTCATTCAATGACTATGATAGCGTATTGGACTCTGAAACCGGAACAGTGTCGGATGTAAATGCACCAAAGAGTGTCGATAGATTAGAGGAGATAAGCACAGCAAGGGCTATTCAACGCAAATTAGAAGAAGAAGAAGACGATTTCGATAACGACAAAATAAAGATATTTACCGATAATATTAATTTAGACGAAATGGATGTATTTGATATAAATAAAACCAGTTCAATTGGTGACATTTTATCATTAGATGACATTGTAGAACTCAATTAACCATATCTTGACTGAATGCGTAAAAACGTAAATTAAATTGTTTAACAATTTAATATACCAATGGAAAAACCAATCATTATAACAATTACAATTGCTGTGTTATTCTTCTTTGCGAAGTTAATAGAGATGAAGTTCATTGATAAAGAGAACAAACCACTGAAATTTATTATAAGGGATACGCTATTAGTTTGGTTTTGTTCTTTCATACCTATTATGATTTTTTTCCAAGCGACTGGTCCAGTTGCTGAGATGCTTGGTTCGAGTGATTTTACATCATCAGCTAGTACCCAGATTTTCACAGATGTTCCTGGATTCTAAACAAAATAATAATTTGTAATTTGCTTAGAATATTTTTTTTTTATGCATAAGATGGTATATTACTAATATCCATGTATGTTGACCCACTCGGTATTTTTGTGCTTTTAAATCGACTGAAAAATGGGTAGTTTAATTGATTTTCGGGTGTATGTTCATGAACCGTCTTTGCGATCATTTTATATAACTTGAATTCTGGATATCTCTCATCACCATTTTTTTTATATAATACACTTATTTTCTTATCATCCAAACACCATCTGTGAATGGTTTTCTGAAGCTCATCGCGTGGTTTATCGCCGATTATAAAGTCATATATAGAACATCCTAGACGACACAGATCAAAACTATAATTTGGTTCAATTATAGGGTATTTGCTATTGTAATACGGACCAAAGTTATATTGCGAAGCGGCGTCACCTTTTGGCGCAAAACTATCACTACATAATATTTTTCCTTTATATGTATAAATGCTACGACCGAAATCAATTATCTTGAATATACGCCCGTATGTAGGGACCTTATAACAAATATCATTATACCTATAATATAAGAATTCTTCCTTCGTGGATACATACATGATATTATTAGTATGGAGGTCGTTATGCGTGAATTTATATGCTTTCTTATATGCTAATAATGTCATAATTATTTGAAATAGTACACTTGCCCCAATATCTTCTGTTATTTCATTTTTTGCAAACAATTCGTCTAATGTTCCTTCGCATTTTTCAAGGCAAATCATCTGCACTGGGAAATTATCAACGTATGCAAATATTTCCTCATCCCCATCATCATCCTCTTCATTCTCTTCTTCATCCTCCTCATCATCTTCCTCTTCATCTTCCTCTTCTTCTTCTTCATCGGTATCTTCATTCTCATCAGTATCTTCATCGTCATCGGTATCCTCGTCGTTATCGGTATCCTCATCTTTTATATTTTCATCTTTCAATTGGACATATATCTCTTCCAAAATACATGGATCGACTATAGGTGTCATGACATCTAGATTTAATACATCCGAAATAACATTGCTTTCATCTGATATTATTAGTTTACTGCGATTTCCTCGTGAATTATGGTTTGATATAGAAGATACACGACCTCTATTAATGCGGAACAGATTATTCAAATTATCCAAGAAAAAATTTGATGTATTTAAATATTCATAATCATCGGCAATATTCATCTTAAATTTTCGTTGGACTGCAGAGAACGAACCATAATATTCAATCGAATTTTTTATATCATGGAGTTCCAGTAATTTACTAGATAATAAACAAAAAAAACCATCCACATATGATGCATTATTTGTATCTGCTAATTTCGCAAATTTTGCACCATCTATTGTAGGCAATGTGCGAATATCCATACTTTCCGTATCATACCTACCAATCATGTAACTGATAGGGTCTAATAATGGTGAGTATTTAATAAAAATAGGTTTTTCCATAATTTCATTGGTAGTAATATCAAAAACTGTCGTAAGATTATTGATATGATACTGATGATTTAATTGTACAGAGTTATAATTTTGTAGATTTACATCAAAAAGTAATTTAAAAATAGGCTGATAATACTGAAAAGAATTTAGATGAAATGGGTTATATCCATGTTTCAAATCATCAGATGTAGGGATAAATTGATTTTCTAAATATTCTAAGTTTAGTTTTTGTAATTGATCTATGGATTCTAACATTTTATAATTTTATTCCATATATTATTTGGTGAATTAGAACGTTCAAATCTGTTTTATAATTTATTAGCTAAGTCTATAAGATGACATTGGAATTGAAACGATTTAATATGCGTGATATCACGTTTAAAGCAGACGAAAATAAGGGTCCAGTTGTTGTTCTCATTGGTCGTCGTGATACAGGTAAATCATTTTTAGTACGTGACTTGTTGTTTTACCACCAAGATATACCGATTGGCACAGTTATATCCGGAACAGAAGCAGGTAATGGGTTTTATAAAGAACATGTTCCTAAATTATTCATACATGATGAATATAATACGGTTTTAATTGAAAACATTTTACGTAGGCAGAAAAGTGTAATGAAACAAATGAAAAAGGAAGTTGAAACTTATAAAAGAACTACTATTGACCCTCGCACATTTGTGATTATGGATGATTGTTTATACGATCAGACATGGACACGCGATAAAATGATGAGACTCCTTTTCATGAATGGAAGGCATTGGAAAGTAATGCTTGTAATCACCATGCAATATCCATTAGGTATTCCACCTAATTTGCGAACAAATATTGATTATGTGTTTATATTGCGAGAACCGTATTTGACCAATCGTAAGCGAATATGGGAGAACTATGCCAGTATGTTTCCTACACTGGAATCGTTTTGTGCTGTAATGGATAACACAACAGAGAATTATGAGTGTTTGGTAATTAATAACAATGCGAAATCTAATAAATTGACCGACCAAATATTCTGGTATAAAGCTGAAGATCATCCTAAATTCCGATTAGGTTCTAAAGAATTCTGGGAAATTTCAAAGAGTATGGGTTCTGACGATGAAGATGAAGCGTATGACCCATCGAAAAACCGAAAAGGTAATAAAGGGGCGAATATTAATGTGAAAAAAACGAATTGGTAAACTGTATCTACAACCGAGTGGAAATAATAGGATAAAAACATATTATAGCATGATAAGTTCTTATCCTTTTATGTGATTTAGCAAAAACTCCTTTTTAAATATCACATAGATATAAGAGAATGTGTTTTATTGATTGTTTTACTAGATTATTCTCGTCTAAATCAGATAAGGTAACTACAACACCTAACGGAATGTCAGATGAAACAAATACCGATACTATTCATCAAAAATGTCATAGAGAGAGGGCAATTCACCTGATAAATACCTACAAAACTAACTTAATGTTAGAATATAGGAGATCTTTGATGAAGGAATATAAGAGACAGTCACTAAAGGAAAATGCAATAAGGGAACACACTGCTCCGTAACGGCGAAAAAAAACACACAAACAACACGTAATATAGTATACAAAAAAGAAACAAATACGAAAAGTAAAATATTGTTCGATATTATATATAATAAGTAATGTGGCTTTTAGACATATTATTTGGTCCTAAATTAAGCGTATCAATATCAAATAATAATACTACTGTCGGAAAATGCACATCAAAACACGAGACAGAAATACAAGAATATTCACGCTGTAATGAATTACCTTATGGATCTGGATGGATCTTAATAAGTGATACAGAAAAACAAGAGACAATCGATGTAGAAAAACATGAGACCAATGATCAAGCTGTATTACTACCGATTCATAATATGGTCTGTGAAAAAATACCTAAACATAAGTTTATTAAAAAAAACAAGAAAGGCAGAAAACGTTAGTGGACGAGGAAAAAAAATGCACATAAAAAAAGTAAAATCTCTTTTGATATTGTATATATAAAAAGTAATGGGTTTCTTTAGTAATTTGTTTGGTTCGAATCAAAATAATGCGAAAGCAAAGATGGATGCAGCGAAAGCAAAAAAGGCTGCTATTACTACAAATTGTGAAAATCAACATAAGGCAGTTGATGTAGAAATAGACGAAGCATCAAAAGAAGAAGTATCAAACGACAGAGCATCTAACGACGGAGCATCAAAAGAAGAACTACCCGCTGATACACAAATTCCTGCAACTGGCGGAAAATCATGCAAACGAAAGTTTAGCAAAAAACTTAAGGGTGGTAAAAAAAATACACATAAAAAACGTAAAAGGAATACATACAGAAAATAAAGCTAAATAAATAAAATATTATCTGACATTATTATATAATAATGTCAAGTGAAAATATAGATACAACTGTAGGTGTACAAAATAATAGCCTAATAGACCCAATAGACCCAATAAACCCAATAGACCCAATAGACCCAATAGACCCAATAGACTCACTAATTGTAGGAGAAAGTCAAGATACCGAGTTAAATAACCTCAAACCGAAAGTCGACCCGGTAGGCAAAGAACTTTCAACAAAAGAAGAACATGAAGAACTAACAAAAATTACAGTTTTATTAAAAGAAACTGTAACAAGCTTGAATGATATAACTGAAAACTTAAGTTCCGATGTACCAGACATAGAACAGGCTGTAAATGGTCTTAATGCTGCTGCAGCCAAATTAAAAAACGAAAACCCACTTAAGGGTGGTAAGAGCAGACGAAAAGCATATAAAAATAAGAAGAAAAACAAGACTAAGAAGGGTGGTAGAAAATCAAAAAAAAATCAAAAGAATAAAAGATAAATTACTTATCGTTGTTAGTAACACTATCACGGAGTAACTCATTTCTTAAATTGACACTAACACTATCCGAAATTTCACGATTTTCAAAATCAACCGTTTCCTTAACTCCAATCAATTCTCCATCTTCGTTCAAAGTTTGCGTAAGAACATTTCCACTCTTCTTAGCGAGTTCAATATTTTCCTTGATTGCCTTTTGTTTTGTATCCTTGACTCGGCGTTCAAATTCATCTTTGGCTTGTATTTCATTCTTCAATTTCTCGTGATGCAATTGATTCAACTCGTCTTCCATGAACTCAATGCGCCCCGTCTTGTATGCATCTGGGTCCCAAGGCATCCACATACCTACTGGACCTACGAAAATGTCGTGATTTGGGTCAACTTCGCGTAACTTCTTACATTTCATCTCTGCTTCATCTTGGGTTGGAAAGACACCGCGTAATTTCATACCACGCACTGAAGTCTGAAATGCATTAGCACGGTTGAACTGCTCGTTGAGTTTATCCTCGTTTTTTTCCATATATGTTTTGAAATCATCATCCACCCCACTTTCTTTAATCTTTAGATCCTCTTCTTTTACAAACTCGGTAAAATCCGCCATGACATCCTCGACCTTTAGGTGATATTTATACGATACAAAATTTACAAAGTCTATAGATTTTTCCATGCATTTAGAGAAATCCCATTGTTTTAAAAACTCACCAAATATATAATTTTCACGTTTTTTAAGTATTTTTTCGGGAGACACGAAAGATATACAAGCAAACTTTTGACCTGCAATTGGAGGGTCTTCATCGCACAAATCAATGTATTTAGGATTCGCATCGCCATTCTCAAGATTCTTTCGCTCAAACAAAGACATTTAGTATATATACTTATTAGATGCGCATTTATTTAAGTGTTTTAAATTGAATAATATATTATAGATTTATTTTATTATACTATAATATATAAAAAGATGTCTGTTATCGATTTTAGTGAACTACTTAAGCGTGCGATTAAGTATATCGTTGAAGGTATTATGGTTGCTATTGCCGCTTTCGCCATACCAAAGAAGCAACTCAATGTCGAGGAAGTTGTTGTTATCGCATTGACCGCAGCTGCCACATTCTCAGTTCTAGATGTA